GCGGAGAAATCCCTGCATAGAAATATGTGGGGATTTTTTTATGCGTACAAAAATTTTACTTGACATTTTTTCTCAGAACCTGTATAATATGTGTTCTATGGGAGAAATCTATGGGTAAAGTACTAAAGTTTCCAGACGACCGATGTATTCGGAAAAACTTGGACGAAGCGAAAGAGAATTTAAAAGAGCTGTACGACGGTATCAAAACTTGCTATGAGAGCATAGAACAGCTAGAAGATATACTAAAAAATAAAGAGAAAGAATATGATGTCCTTTTTGCCCAGTATGTAAAAGCCCGGGGTGTAGAGCACATTGAAATAGAGTACATTGAGTATGTAAGTGGAAACTTGCAGGTCAATGTTGAGACAGGAGAGATTAGCTATGAAGGGGAAGAAGAAACCGACCCAGAGCCGCCGGAACCCCGTAGCTCGGCATGATCACAATCGCGGCGGGGTCCATAAGCCGAAGAAAGGTAAAGGAAGTTACAGAAGAAGAGGAAAGCATGAGTAACTATTCAGAAAGCGAAACTACGTACATGATACAGCTGTATCAGGAGAAGCCCTGTGCAGAAACCGTGGACGTACTCGTAGAACAATTAAAAAGAAGTAAGAAATCTATTATTGGAAAGCTGTCGCGTGAAGGAGTATATCGTCGTGAAGTCTATGTATCAAAAACTGGTGAAAAACCTATCACGAAAATGGAGATCGTTTCGAATATCGCTGATGCTTTGGGAATCGAGGTGGGAAGTTTATCTGGCCTCGAAAAGAGCCCAAAAGAAGTTCTCAGACGACTTTCAAAAGCGGTAGCGGGGTCGTAACGTGCTATGGGGAATCGCATCCCTATTTTGGTGGATCTACGTCACAATTTACTGCATTTACATGCTATGGGAGGCAAATTTAGAACAATTTCCCTTTATCTTTGGAGCATGGATCATACTTTTCTTTATTCCAATGGTCTTTTACACCGAAAAATAATTTGCGAATTGGGGAAAATTTTGAGGGGTTTTGCGTAAGTAGTAAACGGATTTTCAGTAATAATCGTAGAATGATTATTAGCGGGGTAGTTTGATTGTGAACGAATTATTTAATTATCTTTGTCATGAATATTGTCACAATCAATACTTAATTAGAACACAATGAGGATCGCAGATTGGAAGGTACGAAATCAGTTTCATTCAGATTTATGGTTAGGGACATTACGGCTTCGCCTTATGCCCCGCCCAGAATAAATCTAATTCAAACGATTTCGTTTTAGTTAGTAAGAATCTGTGATTGACCTTATTGTTTATCAATTTATGATATATTTTACCACACTTTTTGGCATAAGGCAAATACTTTTTTTGCCCTGGTCCTGGATTACAGGATCTGGGCGCTTCGAAGTTAACAAAAAAATATTTTATAGGAGGCGTAGGTGGAAGAGATAATAACGTATACTCTAGGGTGCATCATACTTTTGGCATGGTTGCAATTTCTAGATTTGATACCGTTATAGTATAATCAAAAAGGGGCTACGGCCCCTTTCTTACAGTAGCAGAGGAAATGTGTAAGCTACGATACAAATAATACAAAAACTAATTGCTAACCCTTTTTTCTCATAAGAGGTCATTGGAGTTTTAGCCATGATAGTCTCCCTATTGATTTAGTATACTCTCTAAATCTGGGGCGAAGAAGCCCGGGCCTTTCATTACTTTTCCCATTTCACTTTTGATTGGAGTGCCATCTTCACCGAGTTTGCTCATGTTAGAAGCATGTACCTCAGTAAAACACTCATCAAGGTCAATACCAAATGTATGACCAGCACCGTATACAACATAGAGAATGTCGGTGAGAGCATCGGCGATTTCCACCATATCTTTATTTGCAATCGCTTCAACCAATTCATCTACTTCTTCTTGTATTAAATCTACTCGTAGTTCACGAGTGCTAAAGTCAGGCCAGGTCGGTTGTGTTTCTACATCTTGACCAAAGGCCTCCATAAAATCACCAACTAACTCAAAATTTGTTCCTTGCATAGTCTCTTCTCTTTCGTTTGAATCTTGCGACTGCAGCCTGCTTAGCCAGTCGTCGTTTTTCGCTTCTTGGTACATAATACTCCTTCTGTTTATAATCCCATAGTGTTTCTGAACATTTTTTCTTGAAAACTCGTAGTGCAGCTTCTAAATTATTGTTACGTACTTTAACTTTTGGCATACCTCTCCTTCTGCCTAAAAACTCCAACCTCTTTTACGTAGGTACGCAACCTGTTTGCGTATTGAGTTTTCTGTGCGACTAGGCAAGTGAGTTTCCTGTAACTTTGTTACAGACATCTTGGAGTAGTGCTCTTTTAGCATTACTCTCTCACGTATCGACCATGGTCGCTTTGAATATTCTTTCATGACATATATTATATTAGAAGTGAGGTTCGAAGTCAAGTATTATTTTTGCGTAGTGGGGCATGGAAAAATACTTCTTGACAGTTGTCGCTATTTTTGATATAATACACGCATAAATTTGTTAAATAGAAGGAGAAAATCTTGGTTACTACTTACTTAATATTTGCGTTCTGTATGGCAGGCGCAACAATGCATGCTTTCTACACAGGTAGACGAGCAGGTATAGAAACGACAGTAGAGTACTTAATACACCAAGGTGCTCTAGAGTTAGATGAAGAGAGTCCATCTCTATAACTGGATAAACTTAACCCCGGGTATCGAAAGAACCCAAGCGTACCGAAAGGACGCAATTCATAAAAGGAGAACTTTATGACTAATGCTAAACTAGCAGTGGCAGACCTGCATAAATTTATGTTAGGTTTTGACCGTATGTTTCACGACACCAGCGTTTTTGCCCCCACACTCGATGGCGGGTATCCTCGATTCAATATTCTACGCGTAGGCAAGACTGGCTTTCGAGTCGAATTAGCTGTGCCTGGCTGGAATAAAGATGACCTTGAGATTAGCCTTCACAAAGGTTTGCTTACGGTAAAAGGAAACGTAAAGCAGGTAGAGTCTAGCGATGAAACTTATGTGTACAAAGGACTGAGTGGTAAGTGTTTTTCACGAACATTCGGTGTGAGTGAGCACGTAAAGCTAGACAAGGCTTACATGGAGCGTGGACTGCTCTGTATAGATTTACATGAAGAAATCCCTAATGAATTGCAGCCAGTTAAGGTTGCCATTTCATAAGGAAAAATATGTATTACAACAAACTTGAGTGTTGCGGCGAGTGTTTGTTATGCTTGTATTCATTTGGAATCATTGCAAGCATTTTAGCACCACTATTTTAACCCGTGGGGCTTCGGCCCCACAACTTACGGAACAGTAAATGAACTATTATAACCAAGAAGAAATACCAGATCAAAAACATTTCTTGAATGAAAATTCAATGAAACTGTTAGAGGGCTTAAATCACGGCTTGTCAAAGGTAGTGCAGAGAGCTGTTGCTATATCTGATATTGAAATACAAGTGATAGACGGTAAAAGAAATACAAAGCAACAAGCAGAGTATTATAGAAAAGGTGCATGTCAAGCATCTACGTCTCCACATATGTATGGATACGCTGTAGACTTGCTACCATTAATCGACGGTAGAATTTCTCTTGAGTGTGATGTTTTTGATGATGTTGCAAACTGTATGAGATTTGCAGGACAAGATTTATATACTCCAATTCGTTGGGGAGGTGCATGGCACTGTGATAATATATGTGACTACCAAGGAATGATTGATGATTTACAAGTAGATTATGTAGATTGGTGTAGGCTTCATCATGCACGGCCTAGATTAGACTACTGGCATTTCGAGCTTTCAGTAGCAGAATGATTGAACCCTACGTTTATGTAATTTTACTAATAGTCGGTATTGCGATACTATCGTGGTATTGGCCATTTGGACACTAATATGCTTGATGTATTTCTTTTAGGTTGTATAATGATGCTCTGTCCAATAACTCTGGGCATAACTCTTTACTTTAGTTTTAAAGTATGTCCGGAATAATTTTTTTAAGTTTTTGGGGAGTTTCTACTCTAATTTTAACCCTTGGAATGATGTGGGGCGACTATAAGGATGGTCACAATACTCTCATATGGAAACATAAAAAGTCTGGGGTAAACTCAGGAGCAAAGTTTGGATAATGGATCATTTAACAGAGACAGGCAAAGGATACTTTGAACATTTGTTAGGAGCCTGGAAAGTAGCATTTGTACTACTTGTACACGGACTTCTACCAAATGTATGGAGAAATAAAGCAAGTGACGAATTACACAAAGACCAAAAAAGAATACAAGGCGTACGAATCGTCGACTAGTCCTTTTGCGAAGTCAATGACAAAATTCTTTCGTTTCTTTGCGGATACGTTCTTTGCAAAAAGATATGGGCATCGTGCAGTTGTACTTGAAACAGTTGCAGGAGTCCCGGGTATGGTTGCAGGAATGCTTGTACATCTCAAGAGTTTGAGAACGCACAAGCGAGGCTACGGCCCTATCATACGAAAGCTGCTTGCAGAAGCAGAAAATGAGCGTATGCATCTCATGTTTTTTATTGAGATTGCACAGCCTAATAAGCTGGAGCGGGGTCTCATAATCATCGCACAGTTTATATTCTGGCACTTTTACTTAGTAATGTATCTAATCTCTCCTCGTACTGCTCACATGATGACGCACTACTTTGAGGAGGAAGCAGTCAAAAGTTACACAGAGTATCTAGAATTGATCGAAAGTGGGGAGATTGTAGATGTTGACGCTCCTCAGTTGGCAATCGAATACTATGGTATGGAACCTGATGCAAGGCTTTCTAACATGGTGCAACACATTCGTGCTGATGAACAAAAACACAGCAAAGTAAACTTGGAGTATGCAAATGTACTCAAATAAGGTATTGGATCACTATGAAAATCCCAGAAATGTCGGAAAACTTAACGAGAATGATGAAGATGTCGGAACAGGCATGGTCGGGGCTCCAGCGTGTGGAGACGTTATGCGGCTCCAAATCAGAGTATCGCCCAACGGAATTATTGAAGATGCTAAATTCAAAACTTACGGATGCGGCAGTGCTATTGCTTCTTCGTCATTACTCACAGAATGGGTTCGAGGAAAGTCCCTTGACGAAGCGGGAGCGATCCGCAATACGGAAATTGCTCAAGAACTATCACTCCCGCCTGTAAAAATACACTGTAGTGTACTCGCGGAAGATGCTATCAAAGCAGCAATAAAAAACTATAGAGATAAGTCATGAATGAATATTATCTGGAACCCTATGACGCAATGCTACAAGTGACTCACGATGCTGCAAACTGGATACACGAACAACTTTCTCGACGAGGAAAGGGTAGAGGCGTACGCCTTGGTGTTGCTCCAGCAGGCTGTACAGGGTATAAATATATAATGGAGTTTGTAGACCAAGAAAACGAGGAAGATTACATAGTACAAAAGAAAGGGCTGCTTTTCTTTATAGATCCTCGAAGTAGACCAGTGCTACAAGGTTCCGTAGTAGAGTTTAAAACCGAAGGTATGAACTCTGGAATAGAAATTATAAATCCCAATACACGAGATAAGTGTGGTTGTGGTGAGAGCTTTAACGTATAAGCTAGGAATAAATAATGGATCGTGAAAGATTATATGAGGAAATTAAAGCAGATGAAGGAGAAGTTCTGGAAGTCTACGAAGACCACTTGGGGTATCCTACTATCGGTATTGGGCACTTGGTCAGATTTGAAGATGAAGAGCATGGAAAACCTACCGGCACTCCGATTACGCCCGAAAGAAGTAGAGAGCTCTTCGATCGCGATGTTGAGTATGCCATTAAGGACTGCGAAAGACTATACGGACAGTGGCACAATTGGCCAGAAGAGGTTCAACTCATAATGGTTAATATGGCATTCAATCTGGGTGCTACAAGACTTGCTAAGTTTAAGAATATGCACAATATGCTATCACAGCATAAGTGGAAAGAGGCTGCGGCAGAGGGCCGAGACTCAAGATGGTACCGCCAGGTTACAAATCGTGCAGAACGATTGATGACCCGACTCGAAAATGTGACTTGACTTTAGTAACTAGTTAGTGTATAATATACGCTGACTGGAGGTAGTATGAATCTTTTTTATCTTGACGACAATCTCGACCTTTGTGCCGAGTATCATGTCGACAAACATATTGTAAAAATGCCATTGGAAGTTGCCCAGATACTGTGTACAGCAGTCTGGGTAGATGTGCATTTGGGGTTTATACCCCGGGCTTTGGATAAACCAGAGTCCGATTATCTCAACTCCTTGAAGAAGGAGATTAAACACTTACCACCTGAAAGCAGACCACTCACTCCCTACTTGCCTATGATGTACAATCATCCTTGTACTATATGGGCACGTAGTTCTTTGGATAATTATGAGTGGACGCATTGCTATGGTAACGCTCTCGGAGAAGAATACAGATACAGGTATGGGAAACAGCACAAATCCGTTACAGTCATCAACGAACTCCCCGATATTAAGCGGATGGAGAGACATGGATTTACCACTTTCGGATTGGCAATGCCGGACGTGCTCAAAGATTATGATAACCCTATACAGTCTTACCGTGACTATTATCATCTTGACAAAGGCACTTTTGCTAGCTGGGCAAGCCGAGAGCG